GGTGAACGTTCATGGCGATATGCTGTTATTGTGAATAACGGTCAGATTGAGAAGTGGTTCATTGAAGGTGATGTAGTTGAGGACAACTGCGCGGATGATCCTTATGGTGTGACTTCACCAGAAAATATTCTTGACTGGTTGCGCAATAACTGATATAGTGAATACTGGTCACTAAGCCAGCGTCCGTGGATGCACTAACATCGCGACGGACATTTTATTTTATTATGGAGAATCATTATGCGTGAAGACTTCCTCTGGGTTGAGAAGTATCGTCCTCGTAAGCTGGACGATTGTATCCTTCCCGATGAACAACTGAATACCTTTCGCCAGTTTGTGGCAACTGGTGAGATTCCCAATATGCTCCTGTGTGGCTCGGCTGGTGTAGGTAAGACTACTATCGCCCGAGCCATTTGTGAAGAATTGGGATGTGATTATATCGTTATCAATGGTTCAGAAGAATCTGGTATCGATGTTCTCCGTACCAAGATTCGTGAGTTTGCATCCTCTGTCTCGTTTAGCGGCAAGACTAAGGTTGTTATTCTAGACGAAGCGGATTACCTGAATCCAAACTCCACTCAGCCAGCCCTTCGTGCCTTCATTGAAGAGTTTGCTAACAACTGCCGCTTCATCTTTACCTGTAACTTCAAGAACCGTATCATTGCACCTCTGCATAGTCGAACGGCCGTGATTGAATTCAAGCTGACTAAGGCTGACCGACCCAAGATGGCTGGTCGTTTCATGAAGCGCCTCGGTGACATTCTTGAGACCGAGAATGTGCAGTATGATGACAAGGTTGTGGCAGAAGTTCTCAAGAAGCACTTTCCTGATTATCGCCGTGTCCTTAATGAACTCCAGCGTTACAGCGTAGGCGGTACAATCGATGCTGGCATTCTAGCCAACGTCCAAGAAATCAATATGAAAGAACTGGTTGATGCCCTTCGCGGTAAGGACTTCAAGAAAGTCCGTCAGTGGGTTGTAGATAATATCGACAACGATGCTGGCATCATCTTCCGTAAGATTTATGATACCCTTCTTGATGATGTCAAGTATCCTGCGGCTCTTATTGTTCTATTGGCCGACTATCAATACAAGTCTGCTTTCGCCACCAACCAAGAAATCAATCTCGTAGCCTGTCTGGTTGAGATTATGGCTGGAGTGGAGTGGAAGTAATGGACGGTATTCTAGAGGGCCTTGGTGATCCAAAGGTAGAATACAAGCCAGAAGATTATGTGGAGAAAAAAGCCAAGATTTCTCCCTTTGATTTCATCAACGATATTAACCACAAGAAGACCAATCTCATAGTAGATGAGTGGTCAGAGAAGCAATACAACCCGTGGATCATCAATCGCGGATTGAGTTTCAGTGCGGACACTGTTATTCCAGCCAACGAGATGAACTGCCGCCCACACCTTGATAAAGCACTGCAAAATACTTTTCTTATAAATACAATTAGGTCTAGAAAGCGTTTTGATAAATGGATCAAAATTGAAGACGATGCCGAAGTTGAGATGATCAAGGAGTATTATGGCTATAGTAATGAAAAAGCTAGTCAGGCTCTTACAATTCTCTCCGAAGAACAAAAGAAAACAATAAAAGAGAAATTGTATAAAGGTGGTAGAAAATGAGCGAAGATTTTTTTGATATTAACTATCCTGGGTATGCTCCTTTGGAAGTTAAGTTGGGGAATCCAGACGACTTTCTAAAGGTTCGTGAAACTCTTTCGCGTATTGGGGTAGCGTCTCGTAAGGATAAGATTCTTTATCAGTCATGCCATATCCTTCATAAGCAGGGTAGGTATTTCATTGTTCACTTTAAGGAACTCTTTGCCCTAGATGGTAAAGATGCCGACTTTAGCGACAATGACTTGCAACGTAGAAATACCGTCGCACATCTTCTTTCGGACTGGGGTCTGATTACTATCCTCAATCCAGAAATTCATGAGGACAAAGCGCCTCTGAATCAAATCAAAGTAATTGCTTACAAAGAAAAGAACGACTGGGAACTTATCCAAAAATATAATATTGGTCGTAAAAAGTAAATCTGTATATGACAATGAATGCTGGTAAAAAATACAAATCGGTATTCATTTCAGACTTACATCTTGGATCAAAGCATTGTAACTCTGATGCATTGCTAGAATTCCTATCTACGATTAGAACTGAAAAGTTGTATCTCGTTGGAGATATTGTGGATATATGGCGTCTGAAAAAGAAATGGTATTGGCCAAAAATACACAATCAAATTGTCAGAAAAATACTCAAGATGTCAGAAAAGACAGAAGTAATATATGTCACTGGTAATCATGATGAAATCTTTCGGTTATTTCCCAACATTAAAATCGGTAAAATTGCAGTAGAGCATCGTTGTGTCCATGTTGGGGTGAATGGTAAACGCTACTTGGTGGTGCATGGTGACCTCTTCGACAATTTAATGCGAACAAAGACTGGTCGATTCATCATGCATCTCGGAGACTTTGCATATGACTCTCTGCTCTACATCAATAAGGTTTTGAATACATCAAGAAGACTGCTCGGGATGCAACCTTGGAGTTTGGCAAAGTATTTGAAGCGTAAAGCAAAACTTGCTGCCAATTATATTGGTGAGTTCGAAAAAGAAATGTCTTACTATTGTAAACGCAAAGGTTATGATGGAGTTATCTGTGGACATATTCATCATGCAGAAATTACACAATATGATGAGATTGTTTACATGAACGACGGTGACTGGTGTGAAAGTTGCACTGCTCTTGTAGAAAATTATGATGGAACATGGGAAATACTTAAAAAATAATTGACTTTCTTCTAAAAGTATAGTATAAATAAGGGGTGCCATGCTTCGGATGGTACCCTTTTTAAACTCGCTTAATAGGAGCAAACTATGAAATTTGATACAACAATGATCCCACAGATGGATCGGTATTTCGTTGGCGCGGACCGCGTCATGAAGAGATTAGCAGACATTGCTGACCAATCGGCGCAAATGATGCCAATTAAATATCCCCCATACAATATCAAGAAAGTCGATGAAAGTCGCTACGTAATCGAACTAGCCGTTGCTGGTTTCGGTAAGTCGGAAATTGATATTGAATTGCAAGAAGGTCTATTGAGTATACGCGGTAAAATCGACTCTGTTGACAACACCGAATATCTCTATAAGGGAATTGCAGAGCGAGGATTCAAACGCGAATTCACTCTTGCTGACAATGTGGAAGTAAAAAGCTCTTCTCTGGTTAATGGTATGCTGAAAATTTGGTTGGAAGCATTTATTCCAGAAGAAAAGAAAGCTAAGAAGATTGACATTACCGATGGGGATAACGAATATCCATCACAAGCTGCCGAATTTTTGGCAGAAGGTAAAACTAAGTAATAATTTAAGAAGGTGAATGCTATGTCCAATATTAAATGTATAAAGCTAATCAGTGGCGAGGAAATCATTGCTGATATTGATGAGAGTATTGAAGGCCTCGTTATTCTGAAAAAGCCTCTATTGATTATGATGGTACCTAACCAGAATAATCAGTTTGGTATTGGACTAGCACCCTTTTGTCCGTATGCTCAGACCGGGGACATTCCTATCCGCGCTGGTGCAGTTGTTTCTATTTTCGAACCAGATACTGGAATGGTTAACGAGTATAATGTTCGGTTTGGTAGTGGAATTGTTCTACCGGAAAGTAAGATTATCGTATGACACAATTAAACATAACTCCATATATTTACCGCATCAAATCAGTTACCAAAGTTGTAGATGGAGACACGATTGATGCAGATATCGACCTTGGTTTTGATATTTCCCTTACTAAAAGAATTCGTCTTGCGGGTATTGATACTCCAGAAAGTCGCACTACAAACCTCAAAGAAAAAGCGTTGGGACTTGAGTCTAAAGAATGGATGAAGAAAACTCTTGCAGACGCTAAAGATATTCTAATTAAGACTGAGTTACCAGATAGCACAGAGAAGTATGGCCGTATCATCGGTCATCTGTTCATCAATGGTCAAGAGACTTCGTTGAATAACCAGATGATTGATGAGGGATATGCTCTGCCATATGATGGAGGCACAAAAGATATGGACTTAGAATTACTATTATCAAGAAGAAAGAAAAAATAAACCTCTTTACTTTTGCCATGTTTTATAGTATATTAGTATTTGAATTGAAAAGAGGTCTACATGAAGTTTTATACCAGCGCACACCAATATGGCTCCAAGATTCTTGTTCGAGGTGTTCATAATGGTGTGCGCTTTAATCGTAGAGAAGACTTCTCTCCTGTTCTCTATGTAAAGAGTAAAGAACAGGGTGTCCACAAGTCTCTGTATGGCGACAATCTTCAGCCGGTTGAGTTTCAAAGTAACAATGACGCCAAAGAGTTTATTCAAACCTATGGTGAAGTAGATAACTTTCCTATCTATGGTCAGACAAACTTTGGCTACCAATATATCACACATAAGTTTCCTGGTGAAATTGAATGGGACATGAATGCTCTAAAGATTCAGACGATTGATATCGAAACGAAAACCGAGTTTGGTTTTCCAGATATCAATAATCCTCTTGAAGAGATTCTTCTCATCACGGTCAAAGACCTAGTATCTCGCCAGATTATTACCTTTGGTTGTGGTGATTTTGATGATGTAAACTCAGAAGAAATTACCACCCTTCGTGCCACTGGTAATAAGTTTCTGTATGTTAAATGCGACAATGAGCGTGACCTGCTAGAAACTTATGTCCGTTTTCATTCTGACAACCATCCAGATATCATCACTGGTTGGAACGTTGAACTTTTCGATATTGCATACTTGATTGCCCGTGTAGAGCGGCTGTTCAATGATGAAAATGCCACTAAGAAAAAGTTTTCTCCTTGGGGTCTAGTGCAGCGCAAGAACATGAACGTCATGGGTCGCGAGATGTTTACCTATGAAATGAAGGGAATCGCGGTTCTAGATTATCTGGACCTCTTTAAGAAGTTTACGTATTCTAACCAAGAGTCCTACAAGCTAGACCATATTGCTTCTGTAGAACTTGGTAAGAACAAACTGGAAAATCCCTATGAAAGTTTCCGTGAGTTCTATACTAAAGACTGGCAGAAGTTTGTTGAATACAACGTTCGAGACGTTGAAATTGTGGACGAACTTGAACGTAAGTTGAAGTTGATTGAACTAATTCTCACAATGGCTTATGATGCCAAGTGTAATTACAATGACGTTTTCTCACAGGTTCGCACATGGGATTGCCTTCTCTACAATCACCTGTATGATAAGAACATTCACATTCCGCAGAAGAAAGACCAGCAGGGTCGTGGCATCGAAGGTGCTTTCGTTCAAGAACCTAAGCCCGGTAAGTATGACTGGGTAGTTTCTTTCGATGCTACATCTCTGTATCCATCAATCATTATGCAGTATAACATGTCGCCTGAAACCATGGTAAATGGTTATGTCAAAGACACCACAGTCCGCGGCCTTCTTGATAAAACTTTTGACCTCGATGACCTAAAAGACAATGACTATTGTATGACTTCGAATGGGTATTGCTATAATCGCACGAAGCAAGGTCTGTTTCCAGAAATCGTAGAGAAGTTCTTCGATGACCGTCAACGCTATAAGAAGTTGATGATTGCCGCCCAAAAAGAATATGAAGCTACTAAAAATCCCAAACTAAAGAACGACATTTCGAAGTATAATAACTTTCAAATGGCAAGAAAGATTCAGTTGAACTCTCTCTTCGGTGCCATGGGTAATGAATACTTCCGTTATTATGATGCCCGTGTGGCTGAAGGCATCACTATGACTGGCCAGTATATTATTCAGGAAGTAGGTAAGGCACTTGACGCATATCTCAACAAGGTCGTAGGAACAAATGGACACAACTACTCTTTCTACAGTGATACTGATTCTTGTTATATTTCCCTGGAGCCTCTTGTTAGTAAGTTTTATCCTGATATGGACCGCGACAAACTCATTGGCGTTCTCGATAAAATCTGCGAAGAGAAAATCACAGAGGCGATCAACAAGAGTTGCGATGGACTTGCGGACTACACGAATGCATTTCAGAAGAAAATTATATTCAAACGCGAGGCAATCGCGGAACGTGGCATCTGGGTTGCAAAAAAGAGGTATGCACTTAATGTCTATGACAACGAAGGCGTCCGTTACGATGAGCCAAAACTCAAAGTCATGGGCCTCGAAATCGTCCGCTCGTCTACGCCAGCGCCCGTCCGCAAGAGCCTCAAAGAAGCCGTCAGACTCTGCCTGACCTCCGACGAAGCAACTCTACAGAAGTTCATTGAAGAAACCCGTGCGGCATTTTACAAGATGTCACCTGAAGAGATTGCATTCCCACGAGGTGTAAATGGGTTGTCTAAGTATACATCTACGGCTGATATCTACGGCAAGGGGACACCGATGCACGTTCGTGGTGCCTTGATGTATAACCATATGATCAAGAAAGCAAATCTTGACAAGAAGTATGAATTAATTCAAGAGGGTGAAAAGATTAAGTTTCTTTATCTCAAAGAGCCTAATACAATGCACGAAAATTGTATTGCTTTTCTCGGAATAATGCCAAAAGAACTTGACATTCACCGGTATATAGACTATAAGATGATGTTCCAGAAAGCATTTCTTGACCCACTTAACATGATTGTAGACGGCCTAGGCTGGTCTACTGAACCTAAAGCAACATTGGAGGACCTATTCGCATGAACGCACTACTTGACAAACTGAAAAAGAATACCACCATCAAAGAAACGAATGTGCTATCAGAAAGCAAACTGTTTAGCACCAAGGATTTAATCCAGACTTCCGTTCCCGCATTGAATGTGGCTCTGTCTGGTAAGTTAGATGGTGGTCTGACACCAGGATTGACTGTCTTTGCTGGCCCATCGAAACACTTTAAGACTGCATTTGCCATGATGTTGGTGAAGAGTTTTTTGGACAAGTATGATGATGGTATCGTCCTGTTTTATGACTCCGAGTTTGGTGCTCCTCAGTCATACTTTGAGAACTTTGGCATTGATACTGGTAAGGTCGTTCATACTCCCATCACAGACATTGAACAATTGAAACATGATATCATGAAGCAAGTCAACGAACTTGAACGCAAGGACCGTGTCATGATTGTAGTTGACTCTGTGGGTAACCTTGCTTCTAAGAAAGAAGTTGATGATGCCCTAGATGGTAAGTCGGTTGCAGATATGACCCGCGCCAAGCAGATGAAGTCTCTGTTTCGTATGATTACGCCACATCTTACCATCAAGGACATTCCTATGGTAGTTGTCAATCATACTTACATGGAAATCGGTATGTTCCCTA